CTCAATTCCCACAGAATTGGTCGTCGCATCCACATGTAGGGTATCCTCATCCACGGTTAAGTTCGAGGACACGTAGACATTTCCAACAACGTGGAGATTAGCTTGGGGGTTCTTGGTCCCGACTCCAATTGAGTCGTTCTCGGCGTCCACATGGAGGGTATCACCATCGACAGTCAGGTTTGAAGACACATAGACATTTCCAACGACGTGGAGATTAGCTTGAGGGTTCTTGGTCCCGACTCCAATTGAGTCGTTCTCGGCGTCCACATGGAGGGTATCACCATCGACAGTCAAGTTCGAGGAGACATAGACATTCCCAACGACATGAAGTTCCGCATCCGGTGTTTTTGTTTTTATACCCACGCGTTCAGTCGAGGCTTCAACATGGAATGTATCTGTGGCGACTGTGAGGTCATCAGACACGTAAACATTACCAACGACATGTAGGTTAGCTTGGGGGGTCAGCGTTCCAAGTCCTATGGAGTCGTTCACCACATCCACATGGAAAGTATCTTCATCAACGGTTAAATTGGAAGACACATAGACATTCCCAACAACGTGGAGATTGGCGGAGGGGTTCTTGGTCTCGACTCCGACACTATGTGTCGTCGCATCCACGTGGAAAGTATCCGTGGCGACAGTGAGATTTGAGGAAACATACACATTCCCCACAACATGGAGGTTTGCGGAGGGGTTCACCGTTCCAAGTCCTATGGACTTACCCCCAGCATCCACGTGAAGGGTATCCTCGTCGACTGTGAGGTTTGAGGACACGTAGACATTTCCAACAACGTGGAGATTAGCTTGAGGGTTCTTGGTCTCAATACCAACGGAATTGGTCGTCGCATCCACATGAAGGGTATCTTCATCCACCGTCAGGTTTGAGGAAATGTACACATTACCGACGACATGGAGATTGGCGTCGGGTGTCACTGTTCCAAGACCCACAGACTTACCCCCTACATCCACAAAGAATGTTTCCCCATCCACTGTGAAGTCACCGCTAATACTCGTGTTTCCGGAGACGACCAAAACATTCGAACCGTATTCATCTACGAAAAGATTGGATCCCACATCCAATGTGTGAATGGGGCTCGTGTTTATGATACCAACATTAGACTCGGTGAGAACACGACCGTACACGTGTACATCCAGGGTCTCAGATGTTAGTGGGGTGATCGTCTTACTTTCCGCACTACTTTGTGTGTAGGCGAGTACCATCTCATTCTCAACTTCTCTAAATCCTACAGTGACGTTTGAACCTGGTCGAGTCATGATAAGACCGAGGTCGATTGTTGTATCCCCAACCGTATTGTTTCTTCCCAATTCTATTATGGCATCTGTGATAGTCAGGTTTTCAGTGTTAATCACAGTGATGACACCATTGATTTGAGCGTTTCCTTGGACGACGATATCTCCCTTAATGTTTGTATTTCCATTCACGACGAGGACATTCGAACCTGTATCATCGACATAGAGGTTCGAACCTACATCCAGGGTATGAACTGGTGAAGAATTTGCGATACCTACGTTCGCGGTCGTCACGAGACTCGTCACGGTATTCCTAAACTCGGTTGTGTTTGTCGTTGTGTTTCCGAGGTTTGTCGTGGCTTGTAAATTTGGTTGTAAAACGTCTACGGCAGCCACCCCCGAATCAGACACCTCTTTTGTATCTCGGTTATACGTGAGGATCTTGTTGCCTCGATCGGAAATATCAAGCACTTGACGTAAAGGGGTCATGTACACCGATCCCGGTTGTGTCGCATCAATCTGGACATCACTGGCATTGAACACGATCGTATTCTCACCCTGGTTCTCTGTTGCGTTCTTACCGAACCTAATTTTTGTAGATCGTTCGACTGTCGGCAAGTTCTTGACCATTTAATATAGATTAGCATTTTAATTCGCGTAGAGGAGTCCCGCCATACCGTTCTCGATACGGAGGACGTTATAGTTGACCGCATATATCGGGTCGTTGATAGGCATTGATTCACTCATGATCTTAGCGGACTCTAAACGACTGAAGTTGAGGGTACCTGTGGGTTGAAGTGAGCTTGTTGAGAGGCAGAAACAATAGAGAAAGAAATCTGGGGACGTCACAAAGTTTGTGTGATAGTAACTCATCACATCAATAAAATGTGGTTTTCCCCATTTATAATTACTCATATCCGTACCATTGATGTTTAACTTAATTTTATTAAGGGGTGAAGTGAGCGCACCATCCGTGGTCGTATCCGATGAGGCGATATACTTCACGGGGTGATTAAATGTGAGATCCTGGACGAGTGTACGAGATGGAATGTTTTTCTGTACTTGGGTGATGAGAAGGTCATGTTTCCTCATTGCGATGTTACCACGCTCCTCGTTATCGAGATAATAGTAGTTCGCATAGCACTCTACGTTGTAGTCCGCTGCCGCCGTAGCCCAGTGAATCCTAAGTTCAACATTATGGTAGTTTAAGGCTACTAGGGGTAAGGCGCATTGAGGACCCTCGCAGAAGAAGAAGCGAAGGGGGTAAAAGTATGAACGCGCACTCACACCTGGGTGTGTACCATTCGCACTTCTGGAAACGTTTTGTGCGAATGTATCAATCGCAATTTTTTCAGTAAATATGGAATCTTGGGTATCGATGACCGAACCACCGATGAGAAGTTCCACTTTATCTATGATGGTATCCCACCTTTGAATATCAAGGGCTGATGTGATATTATCGATTGTAAAATAGACATAGCCGAGAAGGTCGCCAGATCGTTCGAAATGAACACTGGACATTGAATTGTTTTTCACCGCTCCATGGATCGTTTGTTTTTCGATGGATTGTGAAAAATTAGCATGTCGTTTAAACGTTGAACTAAAGAACGAAATTTCGGGGTCACCCATGATGTATTCATCCTGGGCTCCGATAGCGATCAATTGAACAATGCCTGCAGACATGGTATACTATAGTAAAGGGAGAAAATTACAAATTGGGTTTTCTACACACGAAACGAAGAATTATAAAATTATTTTTAACGGGGCTAGATGGTGTAATAGGTACACCATTTTGGTTTCTGAGAGTCACTGTAAATCGATCAATCGTACGAATAGGATCGATATATTGGGTCACAATGGGATAATTATCTTTAAAATTGAACGATGTCGTACCTTCACCTATGATACTCGCAAACGAATTTCTTAGCATACTCATCGAACTTTGACCTTCATAAACATTTGAAGCTCTATCACTGAAAATTGTATCAAGTTCGCTAATGGAAATATAACAGTGTTTCGTATCAGTTGTCGTATTAATATTAGTGGCTAACAGTCTAGCCTGAACAACATTTTTTAGTGGATTTTGGAGATGACATGTGAAAACATTGGCGCTACTCTGTCCAATTGTATCTATCGTCACTGTGTGATACTCATAATTGAGATCAGGGATACTCTCACTGAGAGTTGTAATGAGAGCCATTTATATTAGCTTAGATTAAAGATCCACCAATTCCATCGGTAATCTCATACCCAGCGTGTGCACTCACGAGTTCCTGGGCGCCACAGATACCACCTGGTGTGAGACCCTTGGAGTAGGGACTATCTTTTTTCCCAGACCCGGCAGTACATTCCAAGCTGACTGGGAGATCAAAAATTGAAGCATCACTGACAGTCTTGACGGTGATGGGCTTGGGCTGGTATTTACTGGTGGTGGTAGTCCTGAAAGCGGCGAGAGCCGAGATGACCACGAGAAGGATGACAATCATTGAGAGCGCATTACGACTGGTACGATTAAGGGTAAACATTTATAATGTACAAATATTTTTTTAAACTGCGTTAAAGGTAATTTTTTTAGTTTCTACATAAAGAGTAGATGGACGAAGAAATCGTACTCGACAGAGGAAATACCAACATTATGAAATTAGATGCGGATGAACAGGCCATCATGGATGAGATTGAAATATCTACTCCACAAACCCAGCGTGTTCCAAGACCAACCAGACCCACTCGAAATCCACCACCTATGCCCCAGCAACAGGAAAGTATGGATGCTTTTGTGAATCCCAACAAACAGTCTGCTCCTGTGCAACACCAACAAGATGAAGAGATTGATTATGGGGAGGAAGAGATGTACGACGACCAAGACATGGATATGGGTCCTGGTCCCGGTCAACAGGGAGAACAACCGACGAAGGGATACACCTCTATCGACGAGGAGAAGGCTGATCTCATCAATAAATTGAGTCGCCTCGAAAAGAAGGGGTTCGCGGTGAACAAGAGACTCAACGCGTACTCTAATGTTGAAGAGCTCAGGTCAGAGGTGAAGCGAATCACATATAGCATTGACGTGGAACAGTCTGTTCGTTTCTCTCGACGGATGCTCGTGGCGTGTGTGACTGGGCTGGAGTTTCTCAACAAGAGGTACAACCCTTTCGAGATCCAACTCGAGGGTTGGTCGGAGTCAGTGATGGAAGGTGTCGATGATTACGATGGTGTTTTCGAGGAGTTGTACGTGAAGTATCGCTCGAAGGTCAGCGTCGCCCCCGAAATCAAGTTGATCATGATGTTGGGTGGTTCGGCGATGATGTTCCACCTGACCAATAGTATGTTCAAGTCAGTGATGCCCAACATGAACGATGTGATGAAGCAGAACCCCGACCTGGTGAAGAATATGATGGCGGCGGTCCAGAACACCACTCGTGCTCCAGGGGGTCCTACAACGGATGCTCCCGTGGGTGGTTCTGGTGAGTACCAGATGCAGGGTCCAGGTATCGATATATCAAGTTTGATGGGTGGGATTATGATGCCACCCGCTCCCCCCATGAACACGACGAAAATCTCCCCCCTCGAACCCCAGGATGATGAGGATGACATCTCCGACATCATCTCAATTTCTGGTGATTCCACTGGAGGTGAAGTCAAGGAGGTGAACGTCGCCACCACCAAAGGTAAGCGTACCACCAGACAGAGGAAGGCGAAAAAGGAAATTAATCTCTAAATATATATAAATGATAGCGTACTATCCATTGGAGGAACTGGAACCTCCCAAACAGTTGGTGGTGGATCCACCTGCTGTCACCCCCCTGAATGTTCAGGTTGGTTTAGAGGAGAGTGAATTAAATTACGTCGTGATAGCTTTCATCTTAGGCGTAGTTGCTTTAGCCGTATCAGATGCCATCAGGGCATAAATGTATATTGAATCTACCGCGGGGTCTTCCTCCGTAGTACGTTTAATTCCCGAATAATACACCACCCAACCCATTTTTGATCCTAAGCACATTGTAATTAACTGCATAGATGTATAGGGGTTGACCAGGGACTCTTCCTGCGCCAATGGACGCACCCCTTATGATCATTTTAGCGTTGTCCAAACGACTGAAATTACACGATCCCGATGGACTATACTCCGACGCGTTCATACAGAAGTGATAGGCGAAATATCTCGTGTATACCATCACGTTTCGGGTCGAATCAAATTCAGAAACACCGTATTGAGATTTATAATAATTTTGCACGGTATGGAAATAATTGGGTTTCATATTTTCAAATAAATACGTACCATTGATTTGTAAATCGGCACCAGTAAACGTAAAGTAGTCAATTTTATAATTACTCACGGTTGCATTGAAGCCAAAAAACAACGATTTAACTGGGTGGTTGAACGGGCTTAAGTCAAGTGTATTGTATCCATCGAATGTGTTAAGTTTGTATTCTACCCGTTGAACCTGTGTGATCACGAGATCCAACTGTCGTTGAATGATAGCCTCTCTTTCATCTTTATCCAAAAAAATGTAATTACCGTACACTTCAATCTTTTTATCTTCATCCGTCAATCCAGCGAGACTGGTTTGGTCATAGTTAATCTTTATTTCGACTTGGTGATTTTGGAGGGCGACGAGAGGTAAAAATGCCTTATGGTCACAAAAGAAAAAGTGTAATGGTATGAACCCTGGATTTTCATTGGAGGATTTACTGTTCAAATCTCGTGATTTAGTGCAGGTGTCCGCGAGATAATTTGACCATATATCGGTGTAATAGTCGAAATGGTGTGAATCGACCTTCTGACCCCCTATATACAGGTCAATAGTAGAATTGGAAAACATCGTGAGGGTATTGGAAGAACCTTCGAACCACAAGGCGTTAATGAGGTCACCGAGAACCGGGATCGTGATCGAGGTATCGTTATCATTTATCGTTTTAATCAGTTTAGGGACCTGCGAAAAATTTGTATGTCTTGTAAACTTCGTACGGAAGAAGGAATGCCCCTCATCACTTATGAGGTATGCGTCTTGTACACCTTTTGAGACAAGTTGTATTAATGCACCAGACATATTTAATAGATGTTCAGATTATAAAAACAGACACTTTCCCTGAGGGAAATCACTCTTGGGTTCCTCCGTGAATTTGCCTCGAATGTTGAAACCACCTTGTCTATACACCTTCATTCTCTTGTAATACATGGCTGTGAAGATCGACCATGGATCGTGTACATCGTAGATGTGTGGGTCATTCTTTTTCCCCTTTGTCTCTCTCATGATTCTACCAATACTTTGGGTAATATCAGACTTGGGACTGGCTAAGATAACTGTATCGAGTGTTGGGATATCTAGACCCTCGTGGGCTTGACTGAATGTTGCGAATATGATCTTCTTCTTTGAGGATTCCTGGAGCGCCGCCTCTTTCATACCACCCATATACAAACCCGATGTCTTGGGGAAACACTGATGAAGAAACTCACAATGTTGTCTACGGTCACTGAGAACGAGAAGTTGCCTCGTTCCAGCTGATGCTTTCTTTACGAGCTCTACTAACATCTGGTTTCTTGACCTATCCTCAACAATTTGGGTAATCATGTTGGGCATGGAAATCTTCCCATTTCTCATGGATGGTGGTGGGTTCCTATAATTTGGTGAGTCAAATGTTATGGGGAAAACCTCCACCTGTTCCTGGTTTTTTCGTTCAACGGCGAAGAATGTGGGTCCCATGAACCAGTGGAGAACCTTGGTGAGACCATCCTTCCTTTCTGGGGTTGCTGAGAGTCCGTAAATGTGCTTGGGACACATCTTGAAGAGACTTTGACTAAAAACTTTCGCACAGATGTGGTGTGCCTCGTCAACGATGAGCGTCCCTATACTCTCGAAGTCTGAGAAACTATATTCTTTGAGGGAGAGGGACTGGAGCATCGCGATTACAAAGTCACACTCTACCTCCTTCTTATCCTGTTGTACGACCCCGATGGTAGCTCCCGGGCAAAACTGTTGGATACGTTCACGCCACTGATCCGCGAGAAACTGTTTATGGACGATGATCATCGTTCTGTATCCCAATTTACACGCTATTGCCAAGGATACCGTCGTCTTCCCATAGCCGCATGGTAGAGAAAGGACACCGTGACCTGCTTTAATCGCTGCTGCGAGGGCATCATTTTGGTGTGTCGCGTCTCTGAGCTGTCCGACAAACTTGGTTCGGATCCGGGTGGGCTCGGGTCTCTTATCTTCCTTGGGTTCTCCAAGTTTATCGGTTCCATAGAATCTTGGAATGCAGACTCCATTCTTAGTTGGTCTAAAAACTTTGAAAGGCGGGGGAGGAAATCCGTAGTCTCCATTGACGATGGGTCTTACGGTAAGTTCCTTTTTAATTTCTTGAATTGGTCCCTCACTCACCAGGTATCCGGTTCTGGTGAGCATACTTATTTAAAGGGTACAAACTTTAAATAGGTACAATGCCTACCGTCGACGTTGAAGATAATATTAAGAAGCTCCGTGAGAGCCTCGAGAGAACGACACAGGATTTATTCCGTATGCAAGGGATGCTCTCCACCTTCGAGGAGTTCAAGAAGGGTGGTCTCAAGACAATTGACCTCCCCAATGACCCCAATCAGCCAGTAGAGCCCACTGAGGAGCTCGAGAGTATCCAAGAAAAGCCTGAGTGATCTCCCACATTCCAAATACCCTTGAAATCTATTTCGATTTCAACTTCATCACCCCGTATAAGAGACTGCAAGGGTCGCCCCTTAACTTCGCACATCACTCTCCTATATCGGAATGGAACCTTTACTTTTAGAACATGACCTTCGAGTGGATTACTCACACTCTTGTTGGTGAGTAGGTGTACCCTATTCGCGTGCATTCGCTCTATCATTTCAGAAACCCTCTGGGGAATCGTGAAGCGGATATACTTTTTTTCATTGTGTTCGTACATGGGTTCGTACACTTTAGCTGATAACTTCATATACGATATACTAATAGTAAAACTATAAGTACTACAAACACAAATAACATGACCTGAGACAGTAAGATGGGTTTCATGGGTGGTCTTGTTCCAAAACAGATATGACTTAGAGACCTGGAAACTTCAGTCGCGGCTTCGACACTCGAATACGGTGTGTCTCGCGGCGACATCATACCACACATGGCAACCTTGGGGCACTTCCCAAAAAATGGGAGTTGTCCATGAAGACTGAGAACACCCGACGATTGTGTGAAGACCCATTTGTTGTCTTTCCATTCTGCACCCCACCCGATCCGTATAGACTTTGGTGTGGGGACACCGAGTTGTCTCACGACCCCAGCCTTTAGAGTTTCTGGATCAGTTTTGAGAATTTCTGGTGTGAGATCACAAATGACACATGATATGGTTTTACAATCGGAGAGAACTTTAGGTTGTAAATTCCATTCTGTGGTGGTTGAGATTTCTATGTCTGTTTTTATTTCAATTGGGGTATCGTAATCGAGAAGAACATTTATGGCGCCGTATGTACTTTCACTCACTTTCTTGAATGCATCTGGTCCCCAGTTGTCCCCTAGCAATTTGAGAGCTGGACTATTGTCTAAACATAAAAAGAGAACTCCATCCTTAATAACTCTTTCATCCGAAAACGTCGCGACGAAATCATTTTCACCATACTCAACACTTAACAACTCTGTCCCAAAGACAAAGTTTGCACCAGCATCCATAACAGCCTTTTCCATGGCGTCACACATCACTTTACCTGAAACCCTCTGTGTATAAATACCAGAAAGTCCTACATGATCAAAACTTTTAACAAATTCGTAGGCGGACATTACATTCCATGTAACTCCATCCATGATGAGGGGCATGTGTTCGACATATTTCGAACCCTTTTTACTCAGTGGTCCGAGGGCATCCTTAAGAGGTGTACGTTTGTATTTTTCAGGGAAAGCATATACTTTCGTGAACAGAAGTGCGAGGGTGACGTAATCTCCAGGGCTCAGTGATCGAATCATGAAGCCAAAGTATTTCTTTTTGTCGACGGGTAAGAAAAGGTCATGCCAATTTATACCCATCTCGGTGATGAGAGACTTGAAGTTGATGAATGCACGATCAAATAGAAGTCTATGTGCGTGAAGATCTCTCTTCTCGCCCCCTGGCTCCCACCAGGAACCACCACCTGAAACTTTTCTGTCGTAAATAGTGACTTCGTGTTTTCCTGATTTTAGAATTTCCCACGCGAGAGACAGACCTGTTGGACCAGCTCCTACGATATGAACCTTCATTCTATAATTAGTCATAGATTATTATATAGGTTTATTGTAGAATGTTATGTGTTGCTCAACATATACCAATCAAACTTCCTAGTAGAAAGTTGAAAACATGGAAGTTTGCAGGTAAGTTTCTATGGAAGAATGCCACTGTACAAAACAAAAAAGAGCTTGGTCAATGGACAAAGGTGGAACTCCTCGACCTTGGACCAACATTTGTAAAATTAGGTCAGATCGCTTCGACGAGGGGGGACCTCTACCCCCCAGAATTTACAAAAGAATTGGAATCACTTCAAGATGATGTCCCACCCGTAGAATTCGAGACCGTCATAGATTATGAGATTTTCAAAGAATTTGACCCTGTACCATTTAAATCCGCGAGTATCGGTCAAGTCCATATGGCTGTACTCCAAAACGGTCAAAAAGTTGTTGTAAAAATAAAACGCCCAGGAATTCTGGATATCATGAGGGAAGATACCGACACTATACGGACTATTGTACAGACCTTGGAAAAAATAGGCATCGATACAGGAAACAGTTCTGGTTCAGTTCTCGATGAGTCTATAGAATATCTTTTGGGGGAAGCTGATTATAAACAAGAGATTGATAATGCTATAAAGTTTCGAAAAAGTATGAAAGATGTTGATTGGGTAAAAGTTCCAAGAGTGTATAAAAAGTATTCTACCGATGAAATGATTGTAATGGAATATGTACCTTCAGTAAAGTTGACTGAAATTACAGATCCCAAAGTGAATAAGAAGAAGATATGCGAAGCCCTGATAAACGCATATGTTATTCAAACTATGGACAATGGTATATTCCATGCTGACCCACACCCGGGTAACTTGGGGTTTTCACCCAAAGGGAAACTTGTCTTTTATGATTTTGGTCTACTCGTGCCACTCTCTGAAGAACTGAGAGATGGGTTCAAGTCCCTCTTTGGATTTATAGTCACACGAGACACTGCTGGTATAGTTGATACCCTAGTCAAATTGGGTGTGATTGTTCCAACATCCTCAGATGTTTCTGATATTGAACTCTTCTTTGAAACTATCTTGGGGTACTTAGAGACCTTGGATGGTTCTGGGATTGTGAATGATGACCTCGCGATGCAACTCGCCATGGAAAAACCATTCGTCGTGCCGAGTAGTTTCGTGTATCTCGCCAAGGCATTCTCCACGATAGAGGGTATCTGTATCAAATTGGATCCAGATTTCAACTATTTCACATACTTGGAACCTCTCATTCAACAACAAATAATAGAATCTGTGGATGTTGGTGATATATTCATGAAGACCGCGGAGATTCCTGGGACGATAGGTAAAATAAGTACAGCTGTCACGGGTCTTCAAAAGTCTAGGGGGTCTATGAAACGTACTATGGTTAAAACACAACAAGAAGTTAGGCTCGTCCAGTACAGCGTGGTGTGTGCTCTACTGTCTGAGAAGTTCGGGGACAATCCACCCCTGGCAATGTTTTTTGTTTTGTGTACACTATGGTTTACTTTTCGTAAAAGTCGATAGACTTCTTCCCCCTCTTCTTGGGTGCGTCAGTCTTTTTGACCAACTTGTTATGTTCGTCAAAGTACCCTTTCATACGACGCTGTTCATCACGGAAAATATCAGAGACCTTCTCTTTGATCTTGTCCACATCAGCGTCACGTTCCTTTTGGATCTTCTTACTCAATCTCTTGAACCCCTTATCCTTCTTATCGGCGGCGAATACAGTGAAAGTGTTTGTAATGGCAAGCATTTACTTTGTATCGATATTTAAATTTAAACGTTTCAACTTTTCCTGAAACTCACGTCTCTCTCCCGGAGATTCAATCTCTTTCCCTGTGGCGATGGCTTCAATTTCAGGTCCCGTGAGTTGTAGGGCATTGACCCTAAAGTCCATGAACGCCTCCATAGAGTGGGGTACAAGGGGTTGGATAAGTTCATATATAGCCGTGGCATAGTCTCGAATTTCCTTTTGAGCGTGATGATCCATCCTCAATTGTAAGAAATGCATGAGATTATGGAGGTCCATCTTCCACACGAAGGAGGTGTAGGTCGATTGTGGTAAGACACCTCGAGCTTGTTCCCTACAAACACCCTTGTCAAGTAACTCCTGATAAATCTTGAAACTACATTTGTAATTTTTGGACACGAGCTCACTCAATTCACTTTCAAGTTCCACAACACCCTCCGATCCTTGATGATTCACTTCAGATTGTCCACGTAGTACTTCTGGTTCGTAATACTCTTCATCAACGATAGAATAGCGAGCTGACATCTCATTCACTGAAGCGGTTCGATGTCTCAGCCACTGACGAGCAATGTAAAGGGGTGCCTTGATACGAAATTTGAATACTACAAGTTCAAGGGGTGAAGTGTGCCAATTTCTAACGAGATACCTAATAAGACCTCTGTCACCACGTGTAGTTTTAGTACCCGTTTGATAACTTACACGAGCACCATCAACGATAGCCTTATCTAGATTTTCTTGGGGCATGTGGTCAACGAGTTCTACGAATCCATGGTCCAATACTTTCTTCATTATGTACATCTATCCGTTCAAATCTTTAATAATCACAACTATCATCGAATGGTACCTCTCCACAAAAATCATAAAGTTTGTACAACTTCGCTTGTGTTTTTTCGATATCAACTTTTGTGTCATTCAGGGCATCCATCGCGTCATCCACGAGTTCCATGAATGTATCGAGCTCATCGAGGGCTACACGATGGTTCAATCTTTTACTCTTCTGTGAGTGAAACGCAGACTTGAGACGTTTGTTACTTTTGATAACCTTGTCAAGGTTAGGTTTGTTGACGGGGGCGGACATTCGGATGGTGAGACTCATTTGTATATACTTTACTTCTTATCTTTAAGAGGTTAAAAAAACAGTAATTAATATTAATATAATGGATCTAAAATTCGAATGTACTGATGATGGTATAGCATATACTTATGTGAACGGTGTTAAGGGTACATTAAATCAAGCTGATACGAATGTACTCTTGAGTCACTATATTCAAATACCCATGAACGGTAAATATGCAGAAACTGGGAGTTATTTGGGTTGTAGTGGTGTTCTAGCCGGTCTATCGAGTAAGCATGGTACAACTATATATTGTCACGATATATGGGTTGACAACATGGAAGAACTATCAAATGAATCTGGTCCTCCACCGAAAGTTGACGATTATTTTTATACTTTTTATGAAAATGTGTTGAACAACAACTTACAAAACATAGTTATTCCTATTCGTGGTGACAGTGCGTATACACTTAATATTCATAAAGATAAGAGTATAGACCTCGCATTTATAGATGGTGATCATTCATACGAAGGAGCTCTGAAGGATTTTAATACTCTTTTACCAAAAATGAAGACAAATGGTATCATTTTATGTCACGACTGTCATCAAAATAATGATGTTATGAAAGCTCTTATGGAGTTCTGTAAAGAAAATTCTATAGAAAATGCGACCGGATTTAAAAATTCTTCAATTATAAAGATAACTCTAGAGCCTTCTTCAACTCCTCAATGTCCCGATAATACCTCTTCAGATCCTTCATAAATCTTTTATTGTTTTCGAGAACTTCACATTCAGGCTTATTCAAATAAATCCAAGCTAAATTGGGTTTGGAATACTTTGTCATCTTTTGATTCTCGTTAGGTTTCCGTGCTACCAATTTGGTTGTTTTCTTCTTTTTAGAGGCTGGTGTGACTTCAACTCTATTCACAAAACTGAGAGCCTGCATAACAGTGTCTGCGAGGTCATCCTTCTTCTTTGATTTGATGAATGTATCCAACCAGTGTGCGTTGGTGGTACCGTTACGGATAAAGGCTTCACACCTTTCGATAGACACCTTTTTCCTCTTATTGTATTGTGCCTTCCCAGGTCCGGCAACATCGGGAATCTTGTGACGAGCATCGTATAGGATTGTCTCAACTTGAGGGCATTTAATGATAAAGTAGGCGTGAAGGAAGTGCATTACTGAAACCATCCTCTTATTGCGGTCGGGTTGTTTCTCGATGAGAATCACATCCGCTGTGAGTACCCATGGTCTTTCATCAAGGTGTTTTCGAAGAGATACATAGACACCGTCCGCGTGTTGAGGAGGAATTCCATCGACATCCCACTCCCTTACGATATTTCCGGCTTTATCGTCAAGGAGACATAGTGCTAAATTCTTTGTACCAACGTCAATAGATAGAATCATTTAATATAAAGGATTAATATATCTTTAAGTTAACATGGAGTATATGGAGTTACATTATTACTAATGGAACAGGTTAAAGAGTTTATTTTTCTAAAGACTATGTGGTGTTGGTGGTGCTGTCATTCATTTAATGGTGAGCCTTTAAGTATGCCCCATAAATACGATAATAGGCGAAATTCTTTTCAAACATCCGGAAACTTTTGTTCATGGAGTTGTATGAAATCCTATGCGATAGATAAGCATGGGATCAGTCGAGGTGGTATCATTTGTGGGAACATCATAATGATGCGTAAAAGGATGTACGACAAATTAGGAAGTGTAAAGCTTGCCCCCAATCGTTTTAAACTAAAGGTATTCGGTGGCGATATGACTATAGAACAGTTTAGACAAAATCACACAATAGATGTGTCCGAACCTAAAAAAATAGATACGAAACCGGTTGTTGATAACATGATACCCTTTGTGTCAAGCACCAAAAAGATGGATGAAATAAAGAATGCGACAACGAATAACAGCGCTTTGAGACTCAAGAGAAATAAACCTCTCAAACGGGATTACAACAATCTGGAATCAGCTTTAGGTCTCATTATAACTCCCAAACCCCAATAATCTTATTTGTTTAGGGGTGGGTGTAGATGGTGGTAATTTATCACTTTTTTTACTGTGAACCCATCGCATACCATCATAAGCCACCCAGCAAATATCATACCTCTCTATCATTTTCCTGCATAAAACACATGGTAATGATATAGCGTCTCCATGAATATTCTGGCGGTACACAATAAGTTGTCCGTACTTCCTATGTAACCATTCCGTGAATTGATGAGATTTACGACCCTTCCTCAAACATTCCCTATACAAACGTTTGATGAGTTGTCGTTCCGCGCACATGTGATTATTACTAACAACCTCCGGTCCTTTTGACATAGAACTTGTGACTGTACAGTATTTCATAATTCACAATTAATACATACTTTACCCGAGTATACAAAATCACAATGATTACACTCACTTAGGCTTATTAATTTATTTTTTGAAACGAGACCCTTCGAGAATCGTTCGAGTTCCTTCACTGTGTAAATTCCATACGATATCATAGTTTCTAAAGTTGGAAATCTCATCCTATTGTGCAATCGTATATAACCCTTATGTTAGTTTAGACAAGCGAAGCACTTTTTAAGACTGTCTTTCGTTTTGATCATGTTGGCGAATGCATCAACCATAGGGGGTACTAATGTTTTCAAGATTTTTTCAAACTCAGTATCCTTATCACCCTTATCGATCTGTTCGATGAGATGATTGAGAATGCCGATTACCAACTTTTTCTTTTGTGGTCCGGGGAGTTTTTTGCATTTCGCTGTTTCGATCATGAGACGACCGAGAATCGGTGGAATGTCTTCCTTTGTGAATCCATCGTCTATATATTCTATCTTAATTTCTTCGATGGTTTTCATCAGGGTCTGAGTATCAATCTTCCCAGTAAATCTTTGTAATATGAGATCCATTTATATATTTGTATACTATAAGATTAGAAATGAAATTCAATGACACCATCGCATATACTGCGATCGCCACTGGTATGGTCAAGATGTATATGGATTTCGAAAATTCGAATAATGTTGATATAAAATTAAAAAATTCCATTATATTCGGTATAGTCGTCACGACGACGTGGATGATTTATTATACGAAACAGTACGGTTTCAGTGTGTTTACGATGTATACAGTCATGAGTTTATTATTACAACTATATGTTTTGAAGAACATCATGGTTAAAGAGAGTAATATTAAGTAAATCAGTAATGAGTTCCGTCATCTGTGCACCCATCAAACTTTCTTACTATAAGCGTTATCAGACTAAGCACTCTGCTCGTAGTGCGATTAAGGTTCGTGCATCTGCGAAACCTTCTAATACACCATACAACCCAAAGACTCGTTTCGCGGAGGTTCTGAATGGTCGAGCGGCTATGCAAGGTGTTCTATGGGGTTCTCTAAACTGGGTGATGACGGGTGAAAATGTAATTCAACAGATTGAGGATCCTATGTATGCTGTCGCTGCGACTGGTGTTGTGACTACATTAGCACTCGCGTCCCTGTTCACGGCTGAAAACTTCAGTACCGAGAAAATTGGAGCATTCACACCCGATGCTGAGCTCAAGAATGGTAGATTGGCGATGCTTGGGTTTATTGCCTTATTTGGGTTGAGTGCCATGTAACTTAAAAATTCGATCATCTTCACCTTTTCTTCCATCGAAAATGTCCCTGCCCTACGCAACACGTATAGCAAGAACATGAGAAGTATATACACATTAATAGCTATTGGCTTCATACTTAAAGATGTATTTATTTTAATACATATGAATATACTCGTACTTGGTTCTGAGGGTGTTATAGGAAGTGCTCTATGTAAACATCTCGAGGGGCTCGGTCATCACGTCATCCATTGGGATATCAAATTGACGACTGATCATGATTTGAGTAATTCCCTAAACACGTACAGACTCAAACGTGAGATAGACGCGAGTGACTTCGTATTCTTCATGGCGTATGATGTTGGTGGTGCGAGGTATATATGGGATGTTGGATTGGATTTCATAAATAGGAATAACATGATCATGTTAAACACGTTCAATCTCCTCGAAGGTAAACGGTTCATATTCGCTTCGAGTACGATGTTTAACATGGACAATGTGTATGGGACATTAAAACATGTAGGGGAGTATTACACCCGGAAGCTGGGTGGTATGACCACACGTTTCTGGAACGTATATGGACCCGAAGAAGTTTCTGAAAAGTCACACGTCATCACAGATCTGATCCACAAGTTCAAGGAGAAGGGGTACATAGACTTGATGACGGATGGGGAGGAGGAGAGACAGTTCTTACATACAGATGATTGTGCGAAGTGTCTCACGACAATCATGGGCAACTACGAGACGATTAAACAGAAAACAAATTCCGTGGATGTGACGAGTTTTGAATCCATCAAAATCAAAGATATTGCGAGATATATATGTGAAGATGTGCGACCGTCTTATACAGGGGTTAATACACATGATCGAATTAACGAACCAAGACCGTTTATTCTAGAGTATTGGAAACCTGAGATTCCTCTGAGGGAGGGAATATCATCTCTTGTACAAGACTATCGAAATCATACTCCCTAGTCCATCCAATCTGTTCTATGTAATCATCCGTACCCACCAATAGTGTATTGTTATCAGGTCTATAAAACTCTGGTGATACCCGAATCATGATTTTACTATCTATTTTACCAACTTCATCTGTACCCTCACCAGACCATTCAATCGTTTTGTTCAGTTTATTTGCGACAATTTCGATGAATTCACGGACAGAATGTGTTTTACCTGAGGCTATCACAGCCTCCCTCGCCCATCGCTGTTGTACCATGAGCCACATAGCCTTAACATAATCTTTCGCATGACCCCAATCTCTCCTCGATTCAAGGTTTCCAATTTGAAAACATTCTCCAGATTGTAAACCTTTGACTATTTTTTGTGTGACATACATATCTGGTCGTCTCGGCGATTCATGGTTGTACAAAATACCCGAACACACATATAGACCCTCTATGTCCCTATAATGCTTAACTAGAGAGTCCGCAGTATCTTTAGATATCCCATATATACCTCGAGGTCCACGCATTGTATGTATCGTTTGTGGACTCGACCAGGTTGCTTTAGTCTTTGCAAAAATCTCTGAACTTGAAGCTTGGAAAATTCTATACTTTGACTTCATTCCAGTATTTTTCACCGCTTCCATGATGTTGAGAATACCCATTGTGTTCACTTGGAATGTATCTATGGGAGAAGACCCATGGACTTTCGCAGCCAGATTGTACACCTCGATACGTTCAAAATCCATACACCCATGAATAGTATCATAGACTTCATCGTAGTTTCTCACATCTCCTCGAAATTTGACGAGATGATACCCCTTTTCTTGTAGGAGTTCACACATATAAGATCCATCTTGTCCGTTCGGACCCGTAACTATACCTGCATACATTTAAAGATACGACGGGTTTAAACTTTAAATGCTTGTCGATATCTCCAAGGCTGAGCTGATTGATAAGATTACTATCCTTGAGATTAAGGATGAACGCATACAAGATGAGAT